TTGCGTTTGCCTCGCCATGCCGAGCCGCGAGACGAAATCGCGCAAGCGTTCATTCGCTGGAAAAAACGCCCGCTATTCGTGGTAGTTTAGTGCTTTTCGAGCGCGAGCGCGTTCCGATCGAAACAATCTCCGCCAGTATCTCGCCTGCATCCCCGGATCTTTTTCGGTCGTAGAACCCCATTGGACGATCAACCAGCACCCATCCGTAATCGCACTCGGCGCACTCCTCGAAGTAAAACAGCAAATCCGACATTCCATTCTCCGTCATCTTTCCCCTTACGAATGCGGTGATGTGGGGCTTGCAGGTTGCAATGTCGCTCTTTGTCAGCGCGGAATTTTCGCACGAATGAAACAGATGCACCCCTTCCGGGATGTCGTATTTCGCTCGCAGCTTTGCCGAGAACTCATTTATTTTTGCAAGGAACTCATGTCCGTCATCGCTTTCGTCATCGCTTTCGTCGATCTCTGAAAGCTCACTCTGCGCTTTGGCGACCCGCATCAAGCGGTCTTCAATCTGCGCAATGGAGATTTTGATTTCAGTCGTTGTAAGCTCTCGATTAGCCTGATTGGTTTCGGTTGTGGCTTCCATTCTTTTAGTTCCTCTCCTTGGTTGTGTTCATATTCTTCTGCCTCATCTGAGGCTTCGCTTTTCGTGAGTGTTCTGGATTCGGTGGATTCCACCTTGCCGTTGAGGTCGTAGATTTCCTTGTCGTAGATTGAGCCGTGCAACACGCCGTTTCCAGCGAGGTCCAGCACCGTGCATTCTCTTTTGCCTGGAGCGTTCCGCGTTCCACGCCCGATCATCTGTTTCCAAAGGCATCGACTGAGTGTGTGGCGATTCAATACCACCATATCCACATTCGGCACGTCCACGCCTTCTGTGAAGATGGTGTGATTGCACATGATTTTGAGCTTCCCTTTAGCGAAGCTGCGGAAGATTTTTGCCCGCTTTTTCGGATCGGTTGCGCTGTCGATGCTTGCGGCTTTGATACCAGCGTCTGTCAGGAGTTGCGTTAGCTCTCGCGCTTCGCGCACGGATCGGCAGAAGACGATTCCCTTCGTGAATGGCGTTTGGATGATCCTGCCCGCGGCGGCATCCGGCGACCATGCCGCCGTGTGTTCCGAGCGCGGGATATAGACACGAACAGGACAGAGCGTTCCGTCTTCCGTCAGGTCATAGGTATCCGGCCCATGAACGATCCGAGAGAAGCCACACGATCCAAGCCCTACGCCGTCCAGCCGATAGGGTGTTGCGGTCAGCGCGATGATTTTCGCGACGGGGTAGTCAGTAAGGATTTTTCGATACTGAGCGGCGCAGACGTGGTGCCCTTCGTCGATGATGATCGTGTCATATTCGCCAGTGATTTCACCCTGCGCCATGAATACGTCGAGAGATTGCCCGTATTCGCGGGCTTGTTTTGCCAGTTCCTTCCGGTGCGTCACCCATGCTGTCTTGCCGCGCAGTTTCGGCAGTAGTCCGTGGATTGCGATCACGGTCTTCCCAGACCCGGTAGGGCATGCCACAACGACGCGGGAATGCGTCTCAAGGGCCGTCAGTGTCTCACTAACGATGGAAGTTTGATAGCCTCTCAATTTCACGCCATTTACACCGGGCTGGCGCGCAGCACCATGAAGGTGTTGAAATTGAATTTTCATTTTGAAAAGCCTCCGTCCGCGTTGACGCGCGGAACGGTTCGGCCAATGCCGCCGGGAGTGTAAGCGCGTCAACGCTTCGTGAGAGTGCGGTGGAAATATCAAGCGGGCGCGGTTCGGTCAAGCGGAAAGTCTCACGAGAACATCGAAGACCTCTTTTTGTCGCCCGCGAACATCGAGCGCGGCGGGATCGGCTTGTACACGCCCGCGAAATTCAGGCAGTAGAGACCGATGCCGATCGCGGCCACGAAATCATCATGCTTGCTCGGCGCGGCCTGCGCTTTCCCGCGGTCGTCAATGACGAACGTGCGGAACTCCGCCACCGCCGGCCTGAACGCGCAGTCAAAAAGCCCCTCGCGGATTGCATCGGCGATTGCGCCCACCCACATGTCGCGCGTGGCTGAGTTCGTTTCCCATCCGGCGGTCGGGAGCATCTTGCCGGGGATGAACGAGTCCGGTTTCTGCCGCTGGTAGATGTTCCCGCCAAAATCGCGCAGCTTCACGAGCACGCCGAGCCCGTTGCCAGTCTCCGGCACGATCATCACGCTGCCAAAAAAGTTCGCGAGCATCACCGTGCGCTCCGCGATGATCGAATCATCCCACCGACACCCGCTCGGCTCCACATGGATCGCGGCGACGACTGCGACCGGATGCAGCACGTTCTTCTCGCAAATGTAGGGCTGGCGAAGCACCACGCAGGCGTGGGCGTCTGGATTTTTCGCGCCATTGCTCTGTGATCCCTGACACGGATCGATCGCGACGATGTAGGCGCACCCGCGGATCGGTTTTTCCTTCAGCCAAAGCCATGCGTCCTCCTTCTGCGGCACGAAAATCACGTTCGCCTCGCTCCCGGTGAGGATTCCGCGCTCGGCAAGGTCGTGCTCGCGCTCGGCCATGATTTCCAGCCTCGTCACGCCGTCGTCGTCGAAGCGCGGGCGGCCTGACTGGAGGAAGCAGTCCCGATCGTTCTCCGGATAATCCTGATCGAAGATCGATTCATCCCCGTCGCACTCGCTCGCGATCGTGTAGCGCCTCCACGCGATTTGTTCCGCGGTCCACCCGTAAAGCTGGCGTCCGCGCTTCTCCCGATAGGAGTAGGTCGTGTGAAAGTGCTCCTCGTAGTGCGGCGCGCGCGGCAGCACGCCGTCGGCGAACTCGAACCACGCCGCGAAAATCTTGATCCAGCCGTTGCCGAACTTCCCGGCCTTCATGTCCTCCAGCGACACGGCGCCCTGCCAGTTGTTGTAGAAGAAGCCGTTCGCGCCTTCCGCCGTGGACTCCATCGCGGCCAGCGAGCGCGGCCCTTTCGAGAGCGACGCCAGCGACGCCGTGATCACCTTCACGTCCGTCCGCGATCCGGACTTCGGGTAGCGCGCGGCCTCAGTGTACCAGATCGCCTGGCGCGTGCCCGAGATGCCGGCTTTCGGGTCGTTGGCGGTGTCATACTCCCACAGCCCCTTCGTGCCGTCGGCGTAGGTGAAGCTCGCCTTCTTTGTGTCGTAGGCGAACTTCGAGTCCCACGGAAACTTGTCGCGGATGCTGTATTCCGTGAAAATCTGCCACACCTTCATCACGCGGCTGCTCTCGTCCCCGATAATCAGTCCGTCGGTGTGGAAGCGGCGCGCATGGTGATAGAAAAGCTCGCCGAAGAACGTGCTGGATCCCTTTTGTCGCGGCTTGAGCGCCTGCAGCCGTGGCGCGATGCCGTTCTCGATGCACCACTCATACGCTTCGTTGATCCGCATCTGGAGGATGTTCGGAACGGGCGTCACCATGTTGTGATCCTTGTCCTCGATCTCCACCATCGTCGCGAAGTGGACAATCGGGCTGCCCTGGATGAGCGCCACGGCCTCGTCGTTCGTGATCTGGCTCGTGTCCGGCGGCCGGTATTGCTGGCTGCGACGGTTCGGCCCCCGGTAGTTCACCGGCATGGACTCGATGCCGTGCCAGTTCTTTCGCAGGTAGGTCTCGATGCCCTCGCTCGGCTCCAGCTTCCCGTGCTGCGCCTCAAAAGCATCCATCGCGTCGTCGAGGCTCGTGTTCGGGATGATCTCCAAGACCTTCGCCATGAACAGCACGGCCAGCATGGGCGCGCGGCTCCGACCCTGGTCGCAGTGGATCGTGATCGGTCGATCGTCGAGCCAGTTGTCGCGCGCGAATCGCAGGAACGCTGTGAAGCTCTGCGTCTGGAAGTAGGCTGTCGTCGCGTCGATCAGGTTCAGGTAAAGGTCGCCCTGCTCCACGAAACTGAGATACCGCTTGTCCGTTGGTGACAGCTTCCCCGCCTTCGCCTGGTGGCACGTTTTGCATCCATGCACGATGCACGCTGACTTGCCGGCGGAATGCAGGCGCGGCGCATTGCACGCGGCACGGTCGCCGATGGAAAGTTTGCCGCTGATGAGTTCGCGGGTCACGGATGCTCTTCGATGAATTTTTGAATAAGCTCAGGTAGCGCGGCCCTAGCCTGCATGAGCTTGTCGAGTTGTGTGGATGAGGAATCCTGGGTCCAGCTAAATCCTACCCATTCCCGCTTTCCTTTGTGCAGGAACTCGCGACCGAGACACCAATCGGTTCCGTGATTCGTTCTTTCAAGCGTTTCATGATGAAGCAAATTAACCTCCCTTGCCTTACACAGCAAAAGCCGCGAAAGTGCTTCGCGAATGAGCGCGGCGTTAAAGATGGCGTTGTTATTCACTTCATCGTTCAAAAGAAGCTCGGCGATTTCAACGTCGGATTTTTCTGTGAATACGGTTTTCATGTTTGGGATTAAAGTGCTGTAATTATGGTAAGTTTATTCGTTGTGGTTTAGAGTCCAATCGCGATCCAGAGATAGGAGCGCCACAGTCGGCGCAGATAGTGCGCGGAGTCAGGATGCTCGAAGCCGTGGAGCTTCAGCCAGCCGAGCGCGATCGTGCTCGCTTCCCACTCCATGAGCATCACTGCGGCCACGCGCCCGAGTGCCACGCACGCCGCGAAGATCGCCACCGGCCACGGATGCCACTTCATCGCCACCGCCGCGAGCGTCGCGGAAAAAAGCCCGAGCGGAACAAGCGGAGACTGCACCGGCCACGATTGCCACACACGGAAGCTGATCCCGTGAAGCCGGACGTGCTGAACCGCGTGCGCGGCCTCGTGCGCGGCGCAAGCAAGGGCGCGCATGTCCTCGCCGTGCGCCGTGCGCGGGCTCAGATGCACATGCCGGATGCGCGGCTCGTACCAGTCACACGTTCCGACCCCGGCGGTGACTCCGGGCAGAAGGCGAATCATGCGCTGCGCGATTTTGAGTCCGGTCATGGGCGCGTCAGTTGTCCCAATTCAGCCGGCGCGTGCTCGGCGCTTCGACCATCTCCCACCGCACCGACACGATCTTGCCGTCCTGCTTCGCGATGAGCGCGCGATACTCGGGAATCTCATCGCCCTTCTCCAACGCGGCGAACTGCTCGCACAGCGCCACGTAGTGAATGATGCCGTCGCGCGTCACGGCCTCGAGCACGACGATCCCGCTCATCACCGCGCGCGCATCCTCCACGCTCGAGTTGATGACTTCGACCGAGGCGACAAATCGCCCCAGCTTCCGCGCTTCGTCGTGGTTCTGGCCCTCTGTTTCAATCGGTTGGAGTCGGTTCATGGTTCGGATTTCAAAATTCACTCCCCGGCGGAGGGTTGGGTGCCGCAATGGGCTTCGGCGCTTCAATCTCGATCGCCTGCGCTTGCTTCGGCTGGCTCGTCGGACTCAGCCGGCGCACGACGTCCGCGATCGCCGCCGGATCCGTGATGACGATGTTCGTCGTGGTCCCGGCCTCCTTCGGCTGCTCCGGCTTGAACTCCTCCCGCATCCCTTTCAGCAGAACCTCCATCAGCTTGTCCGAATACTCCCGCTCGTAGCCGACCAGGTTCCCAAGCTGGAACACCGGCTTCACCACCCCGTGCACGGCCCGGTTGTAGGCCGAGGCGAGCAGCGTGTCCTTCGCGTCGCTCGTCGCTTCCCGTTCCAAATCCGAAAACCCAGGCACGCGCCGCCAATATGCCAGCTTCACGCCACTGACACCCGCCGCCTTCCGCGCCATCGCAGGCGCCGGGCACGCACGCAACGCCCCGAGATACTTCATGATCTCCGGCGGCAGCCGGCGCAGCAACGCCGCCGACTTGCTCCGCGGCTCCTTCGGCTCCGCCACCGGATGCAACTCCACTTCCTCGTCCACCTCGCCAGGCATCAGCGGTTCCGCCTCAATCGGCTCCGGTTCCCGCGTTTTCTGCACCATGTCGTCAATCCAAGACTGCCCGGGCGCTTCCGGCGGCGGCTCCACGTTCGCGTATTCGTCCTCCTCGCGCTGCCTCGATCGCGGGCGTCCGCTCATGCGTTCCCCTTTGCGGCTTCGTCGAGTTCGGCGCGGAGTGCGCCCCGCTCGGAAAACCAGCCATTTAGCTTTTCTTCCAGTTCCACGATACGCTTGACCTGCGATGCGATTGTCTCGTCCGCAAATTCCGACGAGTAAGGGCGCTTGCCTTTAAGCGCGACAGAAAGTTGCCTGTTGAGTTCATCCCGCTCGGATTTGAAGTCCATCGCAATCCGCGCCTGGTGCTCCATCTCCTGCTGACAGCGCCCCGCCCACTCGCGGATTTTCTCCCGCTCGGCACGGGCGGCGTTGCGCTGAATCTCCAGTCGCTCGCAGAAGGCCAAGATTTGCGCGTCCTCCGGCACGTTGTTGGTGAACATCGCGTCCGTCTCAGGCGTGGGCGCGGGCTCGCTCATTCCTTCACCGCCTCCACTCGGCACGCGAAAAACGCTCCGATCGTGCTTTTTTTCCCACGGCGGACAATCGCTTTCTTCCCGCACCGCGGGCACTCAAACCGAAACGCCCGATACTCGTGCATGATGCGCGCCACGCGGTCACTCGCGATCATCGAGTAGTTGCACCGCTCCGTCGGGCACTTGATCTCAGGGTTCGTCGGCGATGGCCCAGGAATCACTTCCGGCCGCGGCAGTCCCATCGCAGTCCCCTGAAAGCATTTCCGCATCCTCCAAATCTGGTTGAACGGAACCCCGGCGTGCATCTTCTTCTTCCGCGCTTCCCACCCTTTCTTCCCTATCTCAGACATGTGCGCCTTCGAGTGCGACTTTCCACCCTTCACGCGCCACTCCCGCGCACGCTGAACGTGGTCCGCAATCAGCGGCACTTTCACGGTCTGAGGCTCAGGCTTTGGCTCGGGCATGGCTCGGTTGTCCG